CCCCAGTTTATGAAATAATAATTAATTAATCACAAACATCAATATAACAACAAATAGAAGTACCAATAAAGCTTTCCCAACCAAACCACTACCTAAAGATAATAGAGGTTGCATAGACTTATCATACTTTTTGAGATATTCTGCTTTTGAACTTTGTTTTTGTCTTTTCATAATAATGGACTCCGAGTTTTTTAAAGGGGAACTTAAAGAAGTCCCCTCTAAGTTTAAGACCTACTCTTGAGCAAGTTTTTCAAAGTAAGACATAGCATTTTCACCATCATCATCAGATGATGTAGTATCACTACTAACTGATGGTGCAGTATCGCTATCAACTGATGGGGCAGGTGCAGTTTCAGTTAAATCAGCAGCATTACCCACAGTAGTAGTACCTGCAATTACTCTATCAAACCTTTCTTTCAATTCATCATATGATTTGAAATTAGTTGCAGAAGTAAATTCAGCAAGTGAGTATTGTTGATGCCAGAGTTCTTCCAATTTCTTGTCATCTCCGTCAATAACAGCACTAGGTTTTTCGAATTCTGATTTATCATAGTTCCAATAACCATCTACTTTTCTAATTTTCAATTTGAAATTAGCACCTTTCCAGAAATCAAATGGATTTACTGGTGACTCATCTTCAAATTGTGGTTGCATTGCTTCCATCAATTTGTCAAAGATTTTCTTTCCATATTTGAAAAGTTTTACTTTACCTTCCTGTTCTGGGTGTTTGGGGTCGCTTACTACTAAAATATTAGAATAGTAATTAAGTTTTCTCTTTCTCTTTCTTGCAAGTTCTTTGTCTGGCTCATTTCCAGTATTCCAAAGAAGTGTGTTTGCTTCAGAGACAGGGTCTTTCCCATTCATAGTTGTTAATGAATTTTCAATGTACCATTGTCCAGTTGGGCCTTGAAAAGCATGACTCCAAACCTTAGACCATGGCATATCTTCATTATCTGGTGCTGGTAAAAATCTGATAACAGCATAACCATTTCCTGTTTTATCAAGTTCTGGTTTCCAAAATCTTTCATCAACAAAACTTTTCTTGTCAATGGGTGCAGTTTCTTTTTCAACTGCTGTAAGTAGTTTATCTAAACCACTATTTCGTTTCAATGATTCTAACGACATATTGTATTCTCCTTATGTGTACATATTTGTCTTATCCAAGTTCTTTCATGATATAAAACATATTAAGTATATTATAACTTATTTTGCCCCGTTTGTCAAGTCCCCTAAACTATCTTCTGAAATAGTCCAGATACCGACTTGATTCATATTAGATATATCAAAATTAATCTCTATATCTTTTTTCTTCTTATTGTCTTGTATATTAACAGATGAAATGGTATATCTGAATAACCATTTATTTTCTGATAACTTTTTTATACTATCTGACATTTTTATTTATCTCCCAAATTTAATTTTACCAATTTACGCAAAGCAAGTTTATATTTGGTTTTATCAAATTCGAGAAATCTTCTATACTTATTAAGAAAGATTTTTTCTTCTGGCCAGATTATATCATCACTCAACATTTTATCCCACTCTTTAAAATAAGAAAGGATATCATCCAAAATTATTAGCGTTTCTGGAAAAATTCTTTTTGAAAGATATCCCTTTAAAAGAATCGGATGTTTTCCTTTCTCACATTCAAAAATATGTTCGAAGTTATTTATATCATAATCTTTTTTATTAACACAAATTTCATTTATTAATAATAAAATATTTTGTTCAAATATATATGATAAACTTTCAATTCTTTTTTTCCAATCAGAATAATTTTTTTCAGAAAATTCTCCAACCCAACCTTTATGTGTTTGAATAAAGTTTGCAATATAATAGTTTTTTAAATCTATCAGATTAGAATGTGATTTAGATACTTTATAAAAAATCTTTCTATCGTTTCTTTTTAAAAAAGATTCTTTAGTTGACCTTGTTTTTCCACCATATTGAACAAAATCATAATTACCTTTTTCGAAATGTGTTTTGATACCAAGATATAACTTGTATGCATCATATGAATCCATTATATTATAAATCGGGAAGTTTGCCTCTCTTTGGAAAAAAATTTAAATCTCTAGCTTCTGATTCTATTTTTTCTTTTAAAGTTTTAGATATCAATCTATTAATTGATGATGGGTCTATATCATTAGTTTCACAATAATGTAAGACTGCTTGCATGTGAGACATTTCATAATTTTTAATAATTTGTTCTATTTCTAATTCAAATGTTCTTTGTGTTTTAAATGACATTTTTACCTCTAGTGGTGGTTTTTATGTTGCCAAGGAAACCACCAAACTCCCGCTACTTCTTTTAAGCAGCTAATTGATAATTAATGTTATCAGTTATCTTAACATAACCCTTTCGTATCGCAATCGAACCCAGAACGCCCCCTCATATAATTAGTAATTCTTGGAGGCGGGAGAAATCGAATCTCCGTCTTACCATATTACTTAATGGATTATTTTGTTATTTATTATAACTTATTTTTTATCGTTTGTCAAGTGGAGCTGACAAGAATTGAACTTGCGACCTCCTGCTTGCAAAGCAGGCGCTCTCCCTATTGAGCTACAGCCCCTCAAGTATCTAATTCGCAGTAAGACCTTGTGCATTATCTTTAAGAGAATAAACTTTTAAAGCATCATCTAGTAAATGTAAATAATCTTTTTTATTTTTAACAAACTCTTGAACAGTTCCATCTTCAGTTACAACTAAAATAGCAATCTGGTCTATATTCATTCCTGTTCTTTCTTCAAACATTTCAGAATATGCTGTTGCTTGTATATAATAGTTTTCATTCCACTCATCATTTCGTTCACTTCTTGATGTTTTAAAATCAATAATAGTAGGAACATCTTTATATTTTGCAATACAATCCACTCTACCAGCAACCATTAATCTATCTGACCATAATGTTGTTTCTTGTGCATATATATTATCAATATTTTGTAAAACTTCTTCTTTTAATCTATTGAATAAACAATATCCAAGAAAATGTCTTTGTGAATGTTTTTCAAAATCGGTTGGATTATAAATGTGTTTATTCATTAAATAATCTTCACACATCTGATGAACAGCAGAACCTCTACTAGCAGAAGTTCTAGTAATATGATTTGCTACTTCTTCTCCAACTCGTTTTCTCCATTCGAATAATCCCTGTTTACCTCGTTGAGATAAAACTGTAGTTATAGATGGATAAAGAAGTTTCTTCGGTGTTACATAGTATCGTTTTCTATCTACATTTTGTGTTGAAAGTTCGGGAACATATTTTATTTCTCTTTTAAATTCATGTATTTTTTTCATTATATTAACATCCTATATTAATAATTTTTTTTTTTATTAACCACTAGCAAGTCCTAGTTTAATTTTATTAATTAAATAATTTCTAACAAATCCAGAACGAACTATATCACCTAAATTATATTCAACTAATGTGAATTCATCCATTTGTTCAAGCACTCTAGTAAAATCTAAAATACCATTTTTTTCTTGTGTCCTAACTAAATCACTTTGGTCTACATCACCACAAAAAATAATTCTACTATTTTGTCCAACTCTTGTTATAATAGTATCTAACTCATGAAAATTTAAATTTTGACATTCATCTACAACAATAATAGAATTATCAAAAGTCAATCCTCGAAGAAAGGAAGTAGAAAGAAAATATAAACTTTGTTGTGTTTTTAATCTATCATATAACGAACTGAACGCATCTTCATTTGGTTGTTCAAACATAAATTGTACCATATTCTGATAGACAGTTTGATATAAAAGTGTTGTGTCATTTTCTTTATTAGGAATAAATGATTCATCTTTTGTTGTCAGTAATGAACGAACAAGACATACTCTATGGTATGGACTTTTTAAATCTAAAACTTCTTTAAGTGCAAGGTATAATGCAACAAAAGTTTTTCCAGTTCCAGCAGCACCATATTGAAAAATATTTTGTCCTTTTTTAAATGCGTCAAATGATACTTTCTGATTATCTGTAACTGGTTTTATTTTAATTAATTGTGAATCTGTAATTTCTTTTACTTTCTTTTTTTCTGGCATTATTTAATTACCTCTATAAAAAAAGGGATTGTCATGTAACAACCCCCCATTGATGCATGAGCCGAGGGATTTCAAAAGCTTACAAACCTCTTTTGATGATACTTTAATATCTAAGGTTGTGCTGAAATTTCTAGCTCGTATCATTATCATATTTATATTATTTCTTTTCTTTCGCTTGTTTAATTGCGTGTTCTTTATACACTCTTTCACCTTTTTTTTGTTTAAGTGTCTTGTTATTTCCATATCTATCTGCAAGAGCACTATTCGGGTGTGCTTCTGATATCTTTTGTAATGTTTCTTTCCATCCCGTATCCATTTTTTGTTCTGTTTTTACACCAGATACAATTGCTGGAGCAGCAGGTGCTATTTGAATATGTGGATTTTCTTTTATATATTCTTCCATTTCTGAAATCGACATAAAAAGTTCTTCCATTTTATTTGTATTTGTATTTAAAAAATCATAAGTAGGCAAAATTATATCTCCACATTTTTAATATATTATACTTCATTTAGTTAAGTTTGTCAAATTTTTTTCATGCTTTTCAAGCATCTCAGTTAATCCACATTTTCTATCACCATACATAGGCACATATTCTTTTGTCCAATCTTCTTTTGCCCATTTTAATGATTCACACATACGTATAAACATTCCAATTTCTCTACCATGTGCTTCTACTTCCCACGGCAAATCATAATAATCTACTCCTTTAGTATCTATCACAGTATCTTTCCATTTATATCTATTTGCATCTCTTACATATTCATACATCTCACCTTTTGTCCATTGTTTAAGATGCACGAGTTCGTGTGCTAATGCTATAAGTTTGCTTCTAAGTCTTACTTGATTGTCTATATTAATAGTAAATTTTTTTGGTCTACGAGTTTCAAATTCGTCATTCCATACACATTCTCCTTCTATTTGTTGTTCTTTAAAAAGAGTATCGCTATAAGAAATGGAAATTGAAAGGTTAGATTGAAGTCTTTTAGAAAGAAGATGGTCAAGATACCATCTTACAGATTGTTTAGTTTTTATTTTAGTTTCGGTATCACAACCTCTTATAGATAATCTCATATTGAAATTATTTATATGGTAAAATTTATGGTATTTTTTTGTGAATGAAAATGGAGCTCTGTGGGTACAAAGCTCCACTAACCGATTAGTGGGTATTATAACCCAAAAACTTTATGGGTTTTATAACCCATAAACGGATTCTAATCCCGCTTTAATGATAGATTGACTTGGTGTGCCAATTCTATATGAAGTACCGTCTGCAGCTTTGTTTGCATACACACAATATCCTCGTCTTCTAAAACCGTCAACGACAGTTCTTGGGGACTTGAAACCATATCTTTTCTGAACAGCTGTCCAAGAAATAGATTCGCCTCTAAGAAGCGCTTTTAAGAACTTTGCAGTTCTTGTCATAGTTTGTCTTGCCATGATATAATCACCTTGCAACTCAAATTTGTTATTTTATACTAGGATAAAAACTCGTTGCTATATTTTTACCCTAGTTGTTATATTTCGTTTATTATACTAATAATTATAACATATAATAAACAATT